GTAACCAGAGCCAGGATTAGTCATCACAGCTTGTACAACTTGACCACCAGAAATGATACCCGTGGCTGTAGCATTAGCACCACCACCTCCAGAGATAGTCACACTTAGATTAGATGCGTTTGTGTAGCCTGTACCACCTCCTGTAATAAGTACTGATACAGTACCTCTTTTAAAAGTGACTAAACTTGCAACTGCATTAGCACCAGAACCACCACCCCCTGAAAACGTTACGGTAGGAGGGCTAGTATAACCAGAACCAGCTTCAGTTAAGATGACTGCATTAATAGTACCAGTAGCTATAGTAGCATTAGCTGTAGCTGATGCACCGCCACCACCTGTAATGGTGACAGAAGGAGCTGATGTATAACCTGAGCCAGAATTAGTGACTGTAATTAAAACAACTGTATTAGATAAGGTAGTTGCTACAGCTGTAGCTTGAGTGCCACCAGGTAAGTTAGGTGCACCAATAGTTACATCTGGTACTGATGTATAACCAGAACCTACATTGGTCACTAAGATAGATCGAACACCACCTGATCCTTCAGTAATTGTACACACTGCAGTAGCTTGAACACCATTAGCATCATTAGGTGCACTAATAATAACAGCAGGTGCTTCTGTATATCCTGCACCGCCAGAAACTAAACCAATAAAACCTACTGAACCTACACTTACTAAGTTAGTGCCATTCCAAGTATAGTAGCCTTTTGATGGGTCTAAAATTAAAGCACGTTCATCTTTCCATTGAGATACTCTCATGCCACTATTAGAGAATGTGCCAGTAACAGCTACATTGCCTTTTGTGTTAGTAGATAAATCTACATACTCACAACGACCATCATCTTCAAAAGCTAAAACATAATCTTTGTTATTAATATTAACTGTAAATAGCTGACTTACATCATCACCAAAAGTAACACTTTGATTATCTGGAGCTGGTAGTGCTCTTAATGTGCCATAGCCCAAAGGCATGAGATTCTCAAGCCATGAGAACTCTGCATCGTCAATTGCAGTACGATTGTTTTTAGTGTTGATACCCTTGAACTGTTTAGTAACAAGGTACGACTTTTTCTGTTCAACTGCTGCCATAGTTTATAAAGTCGTGTAAGGGTCAGGGATTCGTCTAGTAAATACGCTATTAAGAACTGCTTGAGCTTGTTTAATATACTCTTGTTTAAATATCTCTGCCTCACCAAATGATTGCTCTTTATACTTAGCTTTGTAAGCTGCATAGAAAGTTACTGGTGAAGTATATGGGCTATTAATAGTATCTACATCTGTAGCTGCTATTAATGGTTCAGGTAAAATAGTAGTATCTATTTCTAACTGATAGATTTGATCTGGCACAGGAGAAATAAAGATTTGTGATTGTCCATACACAGTAAATGAAATAGGGCGACCAATATAATTTTGCCAGAATCTTAATTCAGCGTTGAACTGTGTCCATGGCATATATCTCATGGGTACACGAGTATTTCCCCAATAGAGGTTAATATTTAAAACATCAAGTGTTTGTACACCTTCTGGTAGAGAAGCATAAAAAATGTTCTCACAATTACCTACATAAGTTAATCCAGCTGTACCATTTAAGAATTGTGTACTAGGAGGATAGTTAGAACCAGAAGCAGGATAAGCAGGGGGATCATCGCCTGTTGTACCAGCTTGGGTAACTTGATAAATGAAGATGTTAGAAAAAACAAAACTATTGAGAGTGACAACAGTATTAGCAGCCCAAGCTGAAGGATTTGCAGGGGGTGCTCCATTAATTGTATCTGTTGTCCTTACTTTTAAAGGAGTTTGTGAAATCTGGACTGTTCTTAAACAGCCAGTGTCTCTAACTAATCTATCTCTTGCACCATTGATATAATCGGTAAGCTCAGAATCTGAATAGAAATTGCCATTTGCATCATGCAAAAGACGTCTAACTTCCGTAATATATCCTCCAAGTGTCTGAGACATTTAAACTCCATATAACAATATATGTTATCCAGCCACTTGGATTTTTCCCTTCTCACGGTTCAAAGGCAAAACCTTATTCTCATGAGAAGGTGATTCATCCACCACTGGGGATAACGAGTGGTTTTGTTTTGGAGGCTTGTTTGAAATGACAAATTTTTCTAGTCTTTTTAAACCTTTTTCGATGTCATTCCTTGTTTGAATGAAACCAAGCCTTACCATGTATTCTTCTTTGTTTGAATCTAAATAACCAAATATGTGACGAGCAGCCTTTTCGGTAATTTCTACAGTTTTTCCTTTAGGGAACTGTATGGTCTTAAATTCGTAATCGAACTCAAGTAAATTATCAGACTGATTCGTCACATACAAGGTTGTCATTTCTATAACGTTACAACGTCACCAAAAACAGTAATATCGCAAGTGCCATTAGTCACAGCAGTATTTACTTTTAGATATAAAGCTGGAGCTGTGTAAACATCTGTAGATGTTGCAGCTTTTAAGCCTAAATCTTGATAAGTAGTTGTGCTTGATACATTGGCTAAAACTACGTTATTGGAAACTGCATTTGAAGTATTCCCATCATTACTGGTAAGAATAGCAACGTTCGCAGTTGCAATAGTTGCATTTGCGTTAGCTACAGTAATTTGACGAACGATGTAAGCAGTACCAGATGTAATTGGTATTGTTGCCACAGCATTACCAGTTGCACCTACTGATGCACCTTGTACTTTGCCTAGAGCAATACCATTAAAACGATCTGGGTATAACGCACCTACATGATTCGCAATCATACCGTCTCCTTAAGCGTAAGTTTCACTAACAGCTTCACCACCGTTAGTTGCTAATAATGTTACTGATGTGTTTGCTGATGCTGCCACCGCAAATACATTTTGACCGTCAGAAATAATGACGCCACCAGTGTTGTTAGCTAAAAGCGTAGCAGCACTAGAGCCATTATTTGCTGTCACAGTTACGTTAGCTGTTGGGTACATTAAGTACACACCAGCTGGAATAACTGTACCAGGTGTTGTTACGGCTGTAACAGTTGTTGTTTGAAAGTAGGCACCTGCAGTGTTAGTGTTAGTACCTGAAACTAAAATCTTATTGGTTGCTAATGACATAACTGATTCTCCTTAAATTGTTAATGAGTTATATCCAGTAACCTTAGTCATGGATTTTGGTTTAGTATTCACTAACTCAGCAATGGTTAGCACCGCACCTACATAACCGATTTGCCAGTTTGGTAATGTTGATTCAAAACCTGTAAACACAAATGAACCTTGGTCATGGATATACAATGAGAGGTAATTTGTATTTAGGAAATAAACCGTACCTTCTGGACAGTATGGGTCTGGATAAATTGGAACACCAGCAACCATCAATGCACGGAACGCAGCTTGAGGACCGTTAGCGTCACCATCAAAGCCTGAGCCTGGAGTGATAACGTATTGCTCTTGACCTACATAGTCTTGAGCTAACAATGTCCAAGTACCAAATCCGCATACACCAAAGCTAGGCACTTCAGCAGAGTTTTTAACTGTGCCAGAAATGTATTGCAAGATGTTTTGACGAGTTGGGTTTACGCCACCTGCTGCATATTGTTTTGATTGCCACCAAGTGTATGTAGAACGATCAATGTTGCCGTATGTTCCACTTGATGAAACTGCTGCAGGTAAACCTGTAAATTGTTGTGTGTTTGATGTGTTGTTGTACAAGCTTGTTGCCATAGCATCCATCATTACGTTGGTTGCATCATTCATTCTAGCTTCAATCAAAGGAATGACTGCGGCATCTTGTTGAACTGCACCTTCCATACCGAGGAATGGAACTGGAGCAATCATCAACTTAAGGTTGAACTCAGCATTGTATGCGCCTTGTTGAACAGAAGGTTGATTGAATGAGCCAGAATAGTCTGACCATTGTGCGTTCACAAATTGTGAGCCTTGTACAGGCACGGTTACTGAAGAAACACCACCAGAGGCTTGTTGACTGTTTGCAATCAACGCTGCCATCAATGGAGTGCTGTTATAAAGTTGTACGACTAGCTTCGGGATAAACGCTCTACGAGTGACGTAAGTCAACTCCGTTAATTGTGTTGAACCTGAAGCCGGAAGAATACCACCACCTATAGCCATAGTTTATCTCCGTATTTAATAAAATTAATCCCCGTTACTATTAAAGACCAATGGGTTTAGGAGTTTTCCTAAGCTCATTAAGTGCTTTAAACGCTTCATCCCTTGCCGCTGCCACAGGATTTTTCTGATATTTAGAAAGATCAAACTTGGACAATGTGCTAGGATTATAGCTAGTGCCTGGAGTTGGAGCTGCGGATTGCTGCATCCATTTCCAGTATTCTGCTGCGGTCTCGTGATTAGGAATGTTTTTTTCTAACATTACTTTTTCAATTTGCTCAATATCACCTTCGTCTTTTGCTAAACCTTTTTTGAAAAGCGCTTGACGATTTTCATTGAGCTTATCTCTTGCATCACGCTCACGCATTTTATTCTCTAAACCTTCTACTCTTTCATAAGCTTTGGATACGGCATTTGTTGTCGCATCTTCAATCTCTAATTCAGGGATTGGTAAGTCTGGTTTAGCTTTTTTAGTTAAGCGTAAGAAGTCCTTTCTTGTTTCTGGATTCTCTGCTAACTGTTTAGCTAAAGCAGCTAACTCAAGCGTTTGTTCATTTGACATATCTTCTAAGCTCATAACTATCCCCTTTTAAATTAAATTACTTTTTTACCGTCTGCTGGTTTTTGTACATTCATGCGGTTTTTAGGACCAGCTTTAGCTGCGCCATCTAAACCACCCATTTCAGCGAAACGTGGTGTATTAACGATTTGACCGTTTTGTTGTGTGTTATCAGTTGGGCGTCTTGGTGCACCAGCTGCTCTTGGTTTAAATAAATCCATTTATTGCTCCTTAGTTGTCATTGGTTAAACAGGTCCAGGTGATGGTGGTAATCCTTGCGGACCTCCTCCCATACCAGGAATTTGTGGCGCTTGTGCCAATGCTTTACTTTCAGGCGTTGCGCCCCCAGCCTGAGGTAAAGCTTGTAGCATCTGTAAAATTTCAGATTGCTGCAATTCTTTTACGCTATTTTTTCTTTCGCCAACTACAGATGTAAGTGCTTTAAGAGCAGACAAAATCTTTTGTCCCTCTTGTGTGTCACTGCCAACTGCTGCGATGGATTGTTCGATTAAGTCCATAGCCATACCAATGTTGATTAAAGCTGCTTCGCGGCTTCCCATTTTTGGTTCTGGAGTGGACATAGGTGCTGCCATAGGAGGAGTTTCATCCCCTGACATTTGAGTATCTACAGGCTCTGCTTCGTTTTTAGCAGGCATAGGAGTAGTCGATGCTGGGTTTTCCATCATCTTAAGTAATTCTGCTGAGGGTTCTGCCATTTTTTTTCCTAAATTTATATTGCTAGATATAAACAATTTTTAAAACATTGTCAATATCTATGCAACTTATTTACACATTTTACGGCTTTTACGACCTTTGCGTGCCATTTTAAGTCCTTTCATAATGAAGGCGACCACTTTTTTAGAGAGCAGCCATACTCTTTTTTTAATACCCACGGTTTCCAGATCGTGTAGGACTACGGTCTGTCATGCGGTTATTATAACTTTTCATACCTTGTACGCGGTATTGTAAACTTGCAGGTTGATCTTGTCTATTCAATTCTGAAGTTGAATAGCGTGGTTGATCTGCTGCTGGTGTTGTTATTCCTTGTTGAGCCATTATAGTTCCTCCATATCTGCTGCTGGTGGAGCTGGACTTGGTGATGGTTCTTTAGGAGCCATAGCCATCATCTCAGCTTGCTTCTCTTCATTTGCTTTCAATTTCTCTTTGAGCAATTGTTTCATTGGAGGTTCAAGTAAATCAATGAGACCCTCACGATCAATAGCTTGCGCCTTAAATAGATTAAATGCAAGCTGTCTTAAATCTTCTGTGAAGATTGGTGAGTTACTATGTGCATCTACTTTCACCACAAAATCTTCTGTAAATTGTGAAGCAATAAATGGTAAGCCGTCAACATCTTTAAAGTGCGTATCATCATACACACGCATCATTTTTAAATAAAGTGTTGCTACTTTTTCTAGTGCATCTTCTACAATGATGGCACGTTTCTTAGCACGAGATGAGCCTAAGCGTGCAAGTTGTGAAGCATGACCTGCAGAACGAACACCTTGTTCACCACGACCAGACAACACAGATGAGATACCAGAAGCTTCTGCAAACATGGCATCAACTTCATGGATCACTTCAAATAATTGTTGTGGCATAGTAGGTGCTACACGTTCTACTTTAGCATTAGGTAAGTCAGATGCTAGTAATCCACCTGCACGATTCAATGCAAAATTCTTTTCATCTAAGATGCCAGAGAAACCAATCAATGCTGTTGGAGGATTCACTTGTTTAGATAACAAGTCTAAAATTTCTGTCATACGTTTATTTCTTAATTGTTGTAAGAAAACTAAACGTTGTACTTCTGATTGACCCCAATAGTAATCGTATTGTGGGTTAGGACAAATTTGTATGAAAGGACATTCGCCTTTTAAGAATACAGTCTCACCTGGTCTGTCATAGATGACTACATCAGGATCAGCGATTGTTACTACTTGATAGTCTTGTGTGTCATCATTCCACACCCAAAGCTCATTCATCTCCACTGTATCTTCAGCTACACGCGCTTTATAACGAGTGTAACCAGATAAATCTAAATTGACGTTACCATACATGGTTGGATTGGACTGTGACATCACAATTCGATCTAAACCTTCTGGAACTTCTAAACCAGTTTGATGGTAAGCAGAACTTACTCGTTTTAAAATCTCATCACGTTTAGGATGAGAATATAAACGATTCATCAATTCTGATTTGGTAATGTAGTATTTTTGAACAATCGCCTCTTGTCTGTCTGTATAGGGTGAATCTTCACGCAATACACCTACGTTACCAGGCTCAATCATGTAAGGATGGATGCCACTGCGATAGATGAGCTTAACAAATGTGGTGTTGTAACATAATGCCCACGTCAAAGCATTGCTAAACACTTGGTCACAATTGCTATTAAGCCATTCATCATTAAGCGCTTTAGTGAGAATAGGCACTCGTCTAAATTCATCTGGAGGAACAGCAGCACCCAAATCGATTGAAAAGCGTGTTGTTTCAGCTGAGAACAGAAAAGAAGTGAGTTGATCGATGTGTGGATAGATTTTATTGAAAATCGCTGGTGCTTCTTCTGGACCAGACCCAAAAAGATAATAATTTCTTAACGCTGAGTAGTCACCTTTGCGTTCTGCAGCCGATACGCCACATTTATTGATGAGGTCGAGGTAAAACTCCTCGCGTTTGACATTATCTTCTGGAATACGCATTATTTATCCACTTTTAAGTTTTCATGGTCTTGCATATAGCTTGCTGCCTTAGGTCCGGTAAGATTTCCTGCATCATGAGGTCTAAATCCAACTGATTCATCTCTCACGGGCTTCACAGCACCACCACGGAGCACATTTTGCAAGTTATATTGTCCAGCATTACCCCACATCACAGCATCTCCTGGTCTTGCTTCACGAGGTGGAGGTGCATTGTTGCGTGTTAAGTAATTGCCTTGAGTTTCTCCCTCACGGGTTGACTTTATGTCACTCATTTTAAAGTCACTAGCTAGGTTGTCAAGCGTTTTATCGTTCTTTTTAGTAGCATCTGATTTATAACTAGGTGCCTGTAAGAACACTGTCATCACTGTTTCTGTACATCCATGTGGGCATTGAGGCTCAAAACTCTCAAAAAACCCATGCTCACTACACTTGTAATCATGCAAAACTGCCATATTTATCCCCTTTCAAGTTGTTTATCTAGTGTATGAAATGAATAATCTGCCTTATTTCTAATGCCAATATCCATTTTAATCTTGCCATTCTCGACTTTTAAGCCGTATTTCCTACCAAAACGTGGTCGTGGTACACGTCTATAGTCCACAAACTTGGTACGATCTTGGTTCATCATGACTGCCACTTCACCTTTTAGCCAAGATGTGTAAGCTTTTGACACGCGTCTTTGCACATACTCAGTCATAGGTGCCTCGTCATACATAAAAATCGTCTGTAAAGTTTTATCTGATAACCCACAAAGTTCAGCAAAGAGGGCTATAGAAATGCCACGCTCATGGTCATTTAAAAATTGTTTCATGATGTGATGCAATTCTTTCTTAGGGATGACTTCCATACTCATCGTTGACCATACACTCCTATACGTTTTAAATAATCAGATACATTGCGACCTACTGCAATTTGTTCAGGTGTAAAATCATCTTGTACACGGCTCACTTGGCGTGTCACTTTCTGTGCAATCAATCTTGGTTGTACTTGTTCAGCAAATGCAGCCACTGCTAAAGCTGCTGCAATGACACGATCATCTTTATTGCGACCTGTGGCTTGTATAGAACCACCATCACGCACAATGGTTTTCATCTCTTCAATAAGTTCCATAGAAAATATATCCATCATGCCACGCTCAAAATAATCTTTCATGTAGGAAAGCATACGTTCTTTTGTAGCAGATGTGGTTAGCCAACCAATGGAGTTACTCATACCACCCAAAGTATCATTGCGGCGCCA